TTATTTTTCCAAAACTTATAGTATCCGTTATGGATTATTTAGCAAAGAAACAGATACGCAAAAAAGTAATAGGGTCAATTTTTGGCCCGAATTTTTTGCCGACCTTTTTTGAAATTAAAAGCTATTTTTCCCTGGCTATAGGGGTTCTGCATAAGAAATCATATCTTCACTCGTTGTTGACCTAACAAATCTCAACACGTTCATAAACTCTTGAACAGTATCACATTCTACAGTTCTTTTCTCACCACCCTCGGAGTACAGGTATACTTTTCTTTTTGAAGGATCAATCACGCACTTTGATAACCAATCCTCTTCCATAAAAACTCCATTTTCTCATACTATAACACTATGTAGGAGATTTGTCAAGGAATACGTTTTTCACCCTCATACTCCACTGTCAATTTATCAACGTCTTTTCTCTCTGCGTACACATGAAAGAAACAATTTATCGGTAATGCACCTTGTGCCTGTAAATACACGTATTCATCATCCCATCTCTTTACAATAATATCTTGATGAGCACCGATTGGTTGAAGTTGAACAGATATCGTATCTATGTTCACAAGATCCTTCCAATAATATGGAAGTCGAATGACTTTCTCATTTTTTAATCTACCTCTGTAGTAAACACCATGCTCTGGGCCTTCAAGGCAAGCATGAGCGAGACGATATCCCTCTCCCTTAGTAGGATGTTCAATATCAAAGAGTTTAGTTGTTGCAACGATTGATCCACTCCAAGATGCGAATCCACCCACGGTAAGATCTCCATCCATTGTAATATTTTTTGTTGCATTGATGTTTCCCTCTACTTCTGTGTCACCTTTGACATATAACGCTTTTGATGCTCCTGTATTTCCATCGTTACCTATCATTACCGTGCCTTGCGCTGTGCTAAAATTATTAGCATCACCCACTTGCAGGGGGCCTTCAATGTATGCAGAGTGTCTTACTCTACCTGCTCCCTTTCCAAGAGCGTCAGGTGGATTGATATTTTTGGCACCAACTACAAGTTGGCCATTATTTACCCAAACTTCATCAAATACAAATGCCATTTTACCCTCCTAAAAATTTAAGTAAGAATCAAAATCCTTTGTGGCACAAGATACACCTCTAATTATACCAGATAATATCTCCATTCCGCAAGGGGCACTCACAGACAAAAAAGATGTTGCTTTAATATTCATCCTTGCTCTCGCCTCAACATTTATATTTTGTGCATTAAGATCCATTTGAGCATTAGCTTCCATCATTATATTCTTTCTCGCATATAACTCTATATTTTCTCCTGCCTCAAATCTAATATTTCCTTTCAAAGATTTAATAACTACATCACCATTCTCTGCTTCAACATATACAGTTGTTCCCGCCTTATTATCTAAACCTGCTTTTAGCTGAAAGTTTCCGGGTGATATTGATGTAGTCCAATTTTTTCTTGGCCCACTACGATCTAATTTAAAAATATGTCTCCCATCCCTCGCTCTTATCTCAAAACTAGAAATAACTGCCTTGTCTTTTGATATACCACCAAAACATAAAGCAGCATCTTGAGTGCTTATTTTTTGAGTGTTGTAATTAGTTTGTTCAGACATGATTAATATTTAGTAACCACCATAACCACCTCCACCACTAGGTGGTGGGGAAGGAGGGGGACTCGGTGATGGGGATGGAGATGGAGCAGGTGCAGGGCTTGGTGATGGAGCAGGTGCAGGACTTGGTGATGGAGATGGTGCTGGAGAAGTTGTAAAGGTAGAGGGTTCAACGATTTCTGGTTCAGCAGTGACAACATCAGTAACTGCGGTGGTTCTTGTATCTAATGTAGTGTCGCTTCTTACTGTTCTTGCAACTGGAACATTTACACCACTGATACTTGCCTCTCTTGTTTCAAAAACTCTTATATTTGTCCCTGATTTTGTTGACGATCCTGCAAACTTAACTCCATCTTTAAAATATACATTACCATAGAATTCTTTACCACCAACATATCCATTTATATTCAAACCGACAAGATCAAATACTTGAACAATATCTTTTGCGACTGGTTCCACAGGTTGTGGATCACGAATTACATTGAACACAGGAGTAAATGATGCATTAATACCTGTTGTTGTTTTCATTTTGATCCTAGGTAATTCTGTAAAATTACCAGCCTGCAACACTTTAACTCCAGATATTTTACCAAATGGTTCGACAGTATATGAGAGTAACGTTCCGTTTGCCGGTTCAATAACTATCTCATCATTACCAGAATCATAATTAATTCCGGGTTCGTTTACTCTTACTTCTGATAACTGTAAAATTGCAGGATATTGTGGTGCTGTTGCTTTAGGTGGTAGATATCCAGTTCCAGTTTCATTTACTATAATTCTAACAACGATACCATCTCTTATTTCTGTATTTAAGACAGCACCATTACCACTACGACACGGATCAACGACAGTTACAAATGGTGGTGTCTCATATCCAAATCCACCGTTTACCAAATCAGCAGCAAGAAGATTGCCTTGTGAATCTACAACCGGATTTGCCTCTGCACCAATACCACCACCACCATAAAATTCAAGTGTTGGTGGGGGACATGGTTGTGGCCCTACTTTACATGGATCAGAACGTAGTAAATTTTTTGATGTCAACTGGTTGACTTCATCAATCGAAAGATACTCTACTTTATTATCACCGTTTAAAAAGATATAAACTGTCCCCGGATTCAGTGCTTCATATGCATTTGCTTGAGCAATCGACCTCCCCTTGACATACCCATCATCTTCGCTGATGTAGCCAACTTTGATATTATCATTTGAGATTGGTGCGATTGACATAATTAATATCTACTTAAAATTTCTTGTGCCTTATCACCTTGATCTCTTAATGGTGTATTAATAAACTCATTATAATCATCAAACGAAACTTCTACACCAAAGATAGTTGCCTTTCCTGTTTGCAAATCAAAACCCGTATTTCCTGATGTTGATTTTGAAATTGTTTTTCTTTTTGTGACTGTCACTTGATTACCATCTGTTTCCACTGAGGTTGACTCTTGAGCACTAAATGTGGTCTCCCCCTCTGGAAAAGTATTTTTATATTCAATTGATGTGGTGTTTCCAAAACCATCAATTGTATTTTCTTGAATTACTTTATTGATTTTTGGCACATTAAATTTTTTCTTTGGTGTAAAATTCAATCCCTCTTCTGGTAAATAGTTTGAAGTATCAAAACTTTCAATAGATTCTGGTAAAATATTACCACCGGTGATATTAGAAGTATCAAAAGATCCACCTAATACGTTTGTAACATCAGAAAAACTATTTGCAGCATTCAAACGGTTATTCAGTGCTTCAGCTTTTCCTTTTGCAGAGATGTCAAAAGATCCGGGTATTAAATCATCACCAGATGGAATGTTAGTTTCTTTTACTTTATCAACAATATTATTATTATTTACCTTTTCATTTGAATCTTCTTTACTTGATCCACCTGTTCCAAAGTTGTAAGTATCTTCTACAGGACATTCTGGTTTAGGATCGCACTCTAAAAATGCTGCTGCTGTTGACATAAATGTTGTTGCAAGCGCAAGATCAAAATCCAATCCACCCAGTGCACCAAACCCTCCAATATCTATGCCAGATAAAGGGAGTCTACCACCTAAAACATCTGTCAAAATTTGTGGAGCTGAACCACCTAAATTACCTAATGCGTTTGTTAATGATGCAATATCACCATTTGTTATAGCACCGAGTGAGGCACCAACGGCACCCATTAATTTTGAATCTATCCCTAATGGGCCTGCTAATCCTTGAAAAGCACCAACAATATCGCCATTATCAATAGATTGTATCGCTGTTGATAAACCACCCACCGCTGCGTTACTACCAGAAAAATCGACGAGTGATGTCAACGCTGCTGTATAATTTCCTGCTTTTAGTGCAGTTGTAATTGCACCAGATTGACTTGCATCTATACCAATTCCAGCACCAAGTGCTGCTGCTAAACCACCAAATAAATTACCATTTTCTAAATTAACTAGCACATTTTCTTGTGACAATATACTTGTTAATCTACCCTGACTTGACGTTCCCGATCCAGCCGCTAGTGGAGTAATCGCACTCTGATATCCTGATGTTATCTCTCCCATTACATTTGAGAAAACATCTGCAATTATCTCCTCAGTCTCGCAAGGATTAGTAGGGGTAAAAAATCCCTCTGGCGGAAGGGGTGGAATAAGACCGGAATTATCTTCGGTTGGTCTTACTTGGTTATTATTTTTTGGTGTTCGATTTTGTTTTTTTGCTAAAGACTTTCTTACCGCAGCAGCAATTAATCGAGCAAGATCACCTTTAATCTTATTAAATACACAAGCAAGTTTACCTTGTGCTTTTACGTTTGCTTCTAGGTTATCAAGTCTATCAAATATACTCGTTGCATCATCTATTGCTTTAGTTGCATTATTTAATTTTTCACTTAAAAAGTTATGTGTATTGTTAAGTGATGGCCCTAATGAACCCGCACTCAATTTTGATGTCTCTTCGATAAGGTCATTTATTTTTGAATTAGGTCTTTTCGCTGCTGCTGCCGTGCCGTAACTATTCAATTGACCCATCAACCTTTCATATTTTTTTTGAAAGTTACTCATATGCGTTTGCATCGATGTCAAACTATTACCGTGCTTGACACACTCCATCGATGATTCTATTTCATTCACCTCCTCTTGACTTATATCTACAACGTTCTCTTTATTTGCTGCGTCCGTTGATTCTATTGTAGGGGATGATGATGGTTCTTCAGTTGCTATATCATCATCTTGCACAATACTTTCATCATCATAACCACTTTTAGGGCCATAAGTGCTATCATCACCACCCTCTTTTGATATTTCTTTTATAATGGTTTTTGAATTATTACCAAGTACTCCCATAATAATGGGAACTTGTTCGTCAGAACCATCAAGAAAGAAACCAAAAACAAAACATCCCTGCTTAATTCCGGGAGTATGAAATGATCCACCTTGACCTCCACCGGCGGTGACAGGATACATGACTTGAGCCCAAGGTAATTGATCAGAATTAATTCTTGCTTCACCAGCATCATGAATACCCATGATCCTGACTTTATATCTGTATCCCCATCCGGGAATATCTTTTCGATCTTTAAAATGTCTTTTAGGTTGATTGTCACGCCAATTTTTGGAGTCAGATACTTGGCCTAACCACCAGTGAAACTGACTCCCAACAAAACCGGGATTATATAAACCTGAAACTTGTTCCATTAATCATCGTAAACTAAACACTCTGGTTCGTCAGGGTGCATATCACAAAATAATTCTAAAGCATTTGGATCATGATGATCTCCTGCTTCAATTTCATCATGATGATGATCAACATACTCTTCGAGTTCGTGTAACTCATCGAGTGTGTGTCTTCTCATTGGTTCAGAAGTGTTTGGGTCGGCAAGGATCTCCTTGTCTTTTTGAATGTGTTCTTCGATTGATTTCATTTGTTTAATTTGATCCTACATTTGTATTTATTCATTATAACTTATTTTAGTTCACCATACTACCAGTATGTGGTTTTCCTTTCCTACCAACAGAGTCTCTAACTAACCCAAGTTTTGTTTGACACTTACCACCTCTTATGACATGTTTGACTTGATGAATTAAATATTTACCACCCGTTAATTCATCATTCGTTGAATCATCAATCTGATCAGTGGGAGGTGCATCTATAAAAACTGTTTGTCCTGCATGAAGTGAAAAATCTCCAAATATATCAACCTCAACTGTGCCGATACTAAATTGACTGTATCTTCTAATGGCCTGATTCAAGATACTTGCAACCTCAAATATTTCATCATCATTTTTTCTCACTTGCTCTGCCACATCACCTGTAGGCAAAACACCAGTGTCTCTTAACATAAAAGTTGTTCGAGTCGGCAAATTGTCAAATTTCTTGTTTATGACAGGTAGTTTTAATCCTGCATTTGTTATACCATCTGATTCTTCTTTCACACCCTCATTTATTTCACTATATTCACAATTAAATGGATCAAATATAATTATTTTTGTGTTATATACACCAGACCTCAGCTTTTGTGCAGCATCAAATCTATTATCAGGTGAAAACTTTGTAATATTACCGTCATATCCTGCAGGTGTCTCTGACAAACCAAAAAATCCAAAGGATTTTTCATGCTCCTGTGCAAAAAGACTATCAATAGATTTATAATGATATCCCTCTGATGTTTCATAAAACAAATAACCAGCAGTCTCTCCTTTTTTACCATCCTTTTTTGGAATAGATTTTTTAGACAACCAATTAATCATATATAATGGTTTTCTTTTGTTTCCAATAAAATTAAAATTATTACTTGTTTCATCAATAAAAAGATCTTTTTTAGTTTTAAGATTCTGTGTAAGAATATCTTTAACACTCTGAGATATTTTTCCATTATGTCTTATTCTCACACAGCTTTCTTCACTTTCATTTCTTATTAATTCCTCTGATACAAGAGATATACTCAATATCTCAGTCTGGTTATCCTTTTCAATTATGTCAACGTTATTAACATTTAAATTTACTTCAATTTTATTTTTGTTTGCATCTTCAATTATTAATTCAAAATCCTCTGTCCCAACTAAGGGTAAACCTTGAAGTAAAGTTGTACCATCGATGGTTCCTGCATTATTTGAGATAGTGTAATTAACTGTAATTGTATCATCATATATACTTTCAACATAAGAACACTCAACACAAGCAGATACATCAACTACTCTCCCCTCATTTGACTTTATGATAGCCCTCGTTATCGTTGCATCTTGATAGTTAAAAGAATTATTACTCATCATCCTCTCCTATACAATTGTGAATATGTCAAATCATTGAAAGGAACTCTTCTTGTAAGAATTACCCCACTTGATCTTGCGTATTGATTTTTTGATGATGGTATTGGAATTGGAACTGGTAACATTCTCTCAGATCCTCCTGCACCCTCTTCATAAAACGCACGACTTTTTAACACATCTAATGCACCATCATAGTCAGCTTTATTTAATGCCATTAACAAACCGGGGTAGTTTCTCTCTATTGATGCAGTTGAGTCAGCATCCAATACAAATTCTCTACCCTCTTCTCCTAACATATACTTTCCAAAACTAGCAAAACCACCAATACTTTTACCTCTTGCTTTCTTTGCAAAACTAAACAAACCTTTAAAATCTTCAGCAAAACCTTTTATAAATTGTTTGAATCCTGTTCTAGGTAATCTATCAAGAGGATTCACTCTGGAAGGTGATCCAAAAAGCATATCATATAACATCCCTCCTAATATATCTCCTCCGATGCCTCCAAGAATACCAAGAGCGAGTGCTCCGGGAGGCCCTGCAAGACTACCTAATAATCCACCTAAAAATCCAAGTAATGCACCACCAACTGCCATAAATGCTGCTCTTCCGGGAGGTTGACCAAACACAAATATATCAATCAACATAAAAATTAAATCACCCAAAAATGGTATTTGACCAACAGTTCTTGCTAAAAATCCTCTTATTCCTTTTGATTTTAAAGTCTTTGCCGTTATCTTTGCTGTTGATGATTTAGGTTTTACTTTTTTTAAAGCAGATCTATAAGCATCGTCTGTTGATGTCCCGTCAGGTCTTAAGAATTGTCTACTTCCAACTCTCCCTCTTGATACCACATCGGATCCTTTACGACCTGTGCCCATGACTGATGACGGATCTGCTGCTGCCCTTTGTCGTGATCTTTCAGTTCTCTCTGCAAATTTGTTAGTGGTGCCTAGATTATCTAATAGCACTTTCATTTCTGATCGTTGACGAGGTGTAAAATCTCTGGATCGTGACATGTTTATTTCATCAAGTAAAGCATCTTTTCCAGCATCAATTCGAGCTTTAACACCTAAGTTACTTCTTATTTCAAAAGAATCAGTTACATCGTCAAGATTAAAATCAGATGGTTTTACTCCTAATGTTTTTGCAATTCTTCTTTTCAAGGCAGGAGTTTTTTGAGCCTCAAAAACTGGTCGTCCACCAACGGATGTTTCATTTAATCTAATATTTGAATCACCTAAGAAAAATTTTTCTACTCCATCCGATGTCATTTTATTTTTTACATCAAAACCCTCTGCAGGATCGATGATAAAAAGATTTTTCTTTATGATTCTTCCTCCCCCCTTACTCCTGTCAATAACTGAAGTTGTTGTCCTTGCTCCACGTTCGACTATTTGGCCACCAACTTCTTTCTTAATATTTCTATCTGCTCTTCGTTGCATTGCTTCTGTTTCTCGCACGTCTTCGCGTTTACGCAAATCCCTAGCGAATTCTATATTTTCTTGTTCTCTCTTTCTTCTTGCTCTCTCTCTGTTTTGATAAGCCTCTTCCTCCTGTCTGACAGCATCAGCCTTCGCCCGTGCATCATCTGCCTTTTTTGCTTTGGCAGCTGTTTCCTCAAATCGTCCAAATTTAAATATATTATCTTCTCTTAATTGTACTAATCTATTTGCTCTCGCTCTTGATATTCTAGAAACAACTGCACCAGCAATAAGAGCACCAACCATGACATTAAGTGCTGTGATGAAATTGTCTATTTTATCTCTTGTCTTATTGCCCTCGACTTTAGTAAAGTCAGCATCCCTCAAAGTATTTTTTGTGCCAGCAACACTATAAAGGACATTTTTGAGAATCGTTAATGTTCCAGCAATAAGTAATACCTTTGGACTCAAAAGGACACTTAAGACTTTACCTATTTTCAAAAGTCCCCCCATTTTTCCAAGAGCAACCACTGAAAGATTTTTCAAGACACTGGATATGAATGCACCTACTAAACTTTTCGGTTTCTTTGATTTTGGATCTACATCAAGTCCATCATCTCCTCCTCCTTTTTTTCTACCCTCAAGAAAAGACTCTCTCGCAAATCTTCTTCTCCTCTCCTCTTGTTGCCTTAATATCCCGTCTCTTACTTTTCTTAATATAAGTCTCTCTTTCAATAAATTATCAATTTCGATTACATCTTTTTTGATAACATTTAAATTTTTAATAGATTCGTTTGGTAAACTCGAAGGTTTGGATCTAGGAATTAGCTTTGCAGTATCTATCATATTATTAATCCTAGAGTCTCTAATTTATTTTGATTGGGACTATCCAATTGAATTGAAAAAGTATCGTTGTTTATAGGAGCATCATTCTGAGGATTTACTTTGTTCAACACGTCATCAAATAATGATTTTAAATTTAACTCCGAAGCAGTAGATGTTAACTTATTAAATGGAAGTAAATTAGGTGGTGTGGATTCCGAAGTCGCCATTTTATTTGCAAAATCAGATGATGTTAAACTTCGTCCAATTCTATTAAATACAGTGTTTGTCACACCTTGTGCAGCTTTTATCTGTTGATCCTTTGGAATCGCTACACTTTCTGAAAAAGCTTTCAATGCTTCAGGGATGCTAGGATCTGATAATTTTTTTTGTAAATCAGAATTTTCTAAATCTTGCACCGATCCTATGATTGAATTAAGCAAATCACCTACATTAGGCATAATAACTGCGCCTTCATTTGCATACGTTGTTCCATTTTTTATTTTTGGTTTACTTGATGATCCTGCTGATTTATTAAGATTCAACAAGTTCATCACTCCAAATTTTTTGACCGCTGGTTTACTTATGACCACCTCTCCGGGAGTCAACATCGCAGGAACTGTATCAGTGTTACCAGAGCCGGGAACTAAACCACCTTTATTAAATTTTCTTCCTAATCCAAATCTAAAAAACTTAAACATATTTGGATTTGTCAACATTTTCATTTTCTTTAATCTAGGTGCTTTTTCAAATACTCCTAACCTTCTCACTCTTGTAGGCCCAAATGATCCAAATGCCATATCAAGAAGTGGACGGCCAACAAAAGAGAGAGCAGCAAGACCAGCAACAGTATACATCGCGGGTACTAAAAGACCCATTTGATCTAACAAACGTATAATACCAAAAAGCGCACTTCCTATAACTCCGGCAACTATTGGAAAAACTTTTTCAACAAATCCAGTAATTCCAAGTAAAATACGAGCAACAACTGGATTAGTCAAAATATCAACTAACCCCATTAATATTTGACCACCAACAAGAGCGATGAATCCATTTAATATTCTTGAAAAAATATTTGTTACCGGTGAAAGAACTTTTTGTACTCCACGATTAATTAAATTTAAACCTTTTTTCCCAACCCCCTCTAATAATGATTCTCGATTTCTTCTACGTTCATTTTCAGTTCTTCTCTGCGTATCGAGAAACTGTTTCATCTCAAACTTCTCTTGTGCTTTTAAAGTTAATAATATAGATGTTATTGTTTTCTTTATATCAATAATATTTTGATCAACCACTTGAACAGGACTCTCTAATGATGCCATCATCATAGCAGTCGTCATTTGTTGAGTTCTTATTATATTTTTGATTATAGTAATCTTTCTTTCGTTTATTTTTATTCTTGTCTCTAAGTCATTTCTTCCTAAAAACTTTGATGCAGAAACCCTCCTCGTAGTCTCCCTCGGAGTCCTACCCATTCTTGTCATATTATTGAGAAAATTCTCATATGCTGGATTCGTTTCATCCATTAGCGTTTCTTTGCTGCTCCTTTAATCTCTCTTCTTCAAGATGTGCTTGCAATAATCCAACATAGATATCTCGTTCCCAAGGCATCATGTTTTCAATCTCGGTCAAACTATATTTATGGTACTGCATCATGGCAAAGTTTAATCTGAAGTAGTTCTCCAGATTCATATGCACCATTGCTAAACGAAAAAAGACGCTAAACCCTCAAGCACAACATCACTCTCTACTTTTGTTGTAGGATTATAAACCTTTACTGTGTGAGATAACTTTGGCATCGTTTCAAAAAATTTCTCAACTTCTTTAAATTGATTTGAATTCATTGAATCAAGAAATTCATTTATCTCTTTTTTTGAACAGTCGTCAGCTGCCCATACCTCATCCTCACTATAAATTTTATCAATACATGATCCGATTAAATCAAATGATTGATCCATTGGATTTCTTGTTGAATCATTAGGGTCAAAATTATTTTTAATAAATTCATTTAATGAGGGGTATTTTAATTCCATCATTAAATTATTATCAAGTTTAATTTGATTTGAATGACCCTCTGGTTTTTGAACCTTAATGTCATCTAAGCTAATGCTTACATTTACTTCAGTTTTTTCATCGTCAGGACAGACAAGTTTTAAATCAATATCCTCTCCTACTGACTTACCACGAATGTTTAAAAATAAAAATTCAATATCAAATGTAGGGAGACTTTCAACTTTAACACCCTTTGTTAATACACAGGATTTAATTACTGCTTTGATAGCGTTTGTAATTTGTTTAGTATCTTCACTTTCAAGTGCGATAACGAGTAATTTCTCCTCCTTAACAAGAAAGGGTCTATATTGTATTGTCTTTCCTGATGAGGGTAATTCAAGTTCATAACTTGGCGTTGCAATTTTTGGTAATGGCATAATGTTACAGTTCAGTAAGTTTATTTAGCACCCTAAAATGGAAGTGCATTTATAAATCTTGGAATGATACCAAGTGGTCTCTGTTCAATAAAGTATCTTGAGTAAGCCATTCCAACAGTGCACTTCAGTAAATTGGATGTGTCATAAGAAACTGGCATTGAATTGATTGAAAGTGGAAAACAATTTACAAACTTGTATGTAAGTGGTCTTGTTTGTCTTCTTGAATCAAGATTCTTTTCAAACTTTGTTAATTCAAGATTACCACTATATTTTCTTGGTAATTTAACACGATAAAAATAATTTTCGTTCTGAGCAGATCCATTAGTGTTTGGATCATTTCGATTAGTTGTATTAGCAATATAATTCATCCATGCCTCAAAGAATCTTATTGGTAGATATTGATCGGCATCACAATAAAAAGTTAAATTAATTGTATCATCATAAGTTCTACGATATACATGTCTTTCTCTAACTCCGGGAATATTATTATTCAATTCTGATGTTGCAAATCTTGATCCGGGTAAGTTTGTTTCTGAGCATAATATATTTAATCTTCCTTGATCTAAATTTAAACCTATTTCTCTTCTGTATCTGGCAAAATCACTTTCCAAAAAAGAAACGCTTACTTGAAAATGCGAAGTCGTCGCTGGATTAAGGAGTTGTGCCTTAACCATCGATATCGATTTTCGCTGTGGTGGGATAATAGCCATATATAAATATAGATTGACCTTGTATATTATGTAGGCAAGTTATGGGCGAGAGTATCAAGAGCAAGTATACTCCTGTGTATCCACACAAGTATAAAGGTAACTCAAAGATGATAATATGTCGAAGTAGTTGGGAGAGAAAGTTTTGTCAGTGGTGTGATATGAATAATAGCATCGTATCATGGGCATCAGAAGAGTTCAGCATCCCTTATGTTTCTCCAAAAGATAATCGAGTTCACAAATATTATCCAGACTACTTAATAAAAGTGAAAGAGAAAAATGATATGATCAAAACTTACGTGGTCGAGGTCAAACCACATAAACAAACGATGCCTCCAAAACAAAGAAATCGTAAAACAAAATCATATCTTACTGAGTGTGTTACTTATGCAGTCAATCAGGCAAAGTGGAAAGCTGCAAAAGAATTTTGTGAAGATCATCGTATTGAATTTAAAGTTGTCACAGAGAAAGAGCTCGGAATCCGATGAGTAGACTTGAAGGTAATAATATAAACAATTCAACAAATGATCAGGAGGATATGATGTTAGAAATCATGTCTCTTCTCAATGATACTGTCACACCAGTTCCTGATGTTGGAAACTTTTATACCTTCGTATATAATCCCAAGACTCCAAACATCACCTATGATCAACACCCACTCATAGCCTGCACTGATATTTTTGGTTGGGGTTTCCGTGGTTTGAATTTTCATTGGCAAAAGTATCGTAACTATACATGGAATGAACTCGCTGGTCAGTTGTACGTGGTGCAACCAAATGAACTTGATGATCTTCTTGCAATTCCTTATGCCAAGTTCCTAAATAACTAAAAAGGTCGATAATGACGATTACTAACCAAGTAAATCCAGTAGGTTCAACATATGAATCAGATAAGAGTTTGATTCGTGTGCCAAGAAAAGGTAATCCCTTTGTAGTTGAGAATACTTTTACTACAACTAGACTTACCAAAACGTCAAATAATCCACCAACATATAAAAAAGAAATATTTCAACATGAGAGTGCTAGAGATGGAGGGAATGTTGTTCAAATTGGTACTGTGAATAATCAAGGTGAGATTGAATTTAATTCACAACTTGATTTTGGAAGAGGAAATGAAGAGTTGATGAAAGAACAAATACAAAAACAATTAAAAACTCAAACAAAAAATGCAGAAACGAAAATAAGTAATAAAGTAAGTTCTGATACTGAGTCACTATTTATTTCAGAAGAACTAAGAAACCCAGAAAAAAAGGGAGTAAAACCAATCACAGAAGAGGATGTTGAAAATGGTTTAGGGGGTGGTCGTCTTGATGATTCGAGAGAGTTGAGAAGACTTAACGCAAGAAAAGATAAACTAGGAGCGAGAGATAATAAAAATACATACGGAGTTTTGTTCTACCCATCTTTTATTGAAAAAAGTAATCAGGATAAATTAAAAATTACAATACTAGAGTTTGCTCCCAAAAAAGCCCCAAAAAAGAAAGTAACAAAAACAAAACAAATATTTAGTGGAGAAAAAGGTAGTTTTGGTAGAAAAACCGTAGAATATGAAACAGAAGTTCTTGATAAATCAAGAGATAAATTTAGTTTTGATACACGTAAAAGGATGGAGTTCAGCAAAAGAACTTTAGGCCACATGACATTACCTATCCCCGATGGGGTATCAGACGCAAACAGAGTTAACTTTGGTAATGGTAATTTAAGTCCTGCACAAGCAATTTTTGCAGACGTAGCATCTGCAGCGTTCTTAGGAACTGGTGATAAAGTAACAAAAAAACTCTCAAATCTTGTAAATTCTGAAAAATTTGAGACTGATCAAATTAAAAAATCAATAGGTGCACTGGTTGCTGGAAATGTATTAAGTGTAAATTCAGATGAATTTATCGCAAGAACTGAAGGACAAATATTTAATAATAACCTTGAGTTACTTTTTCAGGGGCCAACATTAAGATCATTTAATTTTCAGTATAAATTTAGTCCAAGAGATGAAAGTGAAATTAAACAAGTAGGGAAAATCATAAGAGCTTTTAAACAATCAAGCGCAGTGCAAAAATCAAAGACAGGACTTTTCTTAGTCACACCGAATACATATAAATTAGAATTTAAGAAGGGTGGAAGAACTCTTGGCACATCAAATAGACATAGATTTTTACCAAGAATGAAAGAGTGTGCACTTTTAGGTGTCAATGTCAATTACATGCCCGAAGGGTCATATATGACATATGATACTCAAGACAGAGCACTTGAAGGATCAATGGTTACTTATGTGGTAACTTTATCTTTTCAAGAGCTTGATCCCGTATTTAATAGTGATTATGAAACCGGAGATCTCGGATCGGGAGACATTGGATTCTAATGGCAAATCCTTATTTTAGTAATCTACCAGAATTTTTATACGTTAATCGCACAAAGGAGGGCAGAAGCGAGGGAGATTACAGTGCGGTTGTTAATCTTTTTAAGAGAGCAAAATTGAGAGAAGATATTTTTCAAGATGTATCATTTTTTAGTAAGTATATTGTTGAAGGTGATGACAGACCCGATAACGTTGCATTTAAAGTGTATGATGATCCTGATCTAGATTGGGTTGTATTAATGTCAAATAATATTGTTAATGTACAAAGTGAATGGCCAATGTCACAAGCTGATTTTTATACATATGTCACTGAAAAATATGATAGTGAAACAACTTTATACTCAGGTATTCATCATTATAAATCAAGAGAAGTACAAGCAACTGATGGTTCAATCATAATTCAATCAGGACAAAAAGTTGGTGTAGGACAAAGTGTTTCTTATTATGATTATGCGCTAGGTCAACATGTAAGGGCAACTGATGTCGCGATACCTGTGACAAATTTTGAACATGAAGAAGATTTGAATAATAAAAAAAGAGAGATATTTATTTTGAAAAGAGAATATTTGAAAATAGTTTTTGATGATCTTAAAGAAATCATGGCATATAAAAAAGGTTCCACTCAATATGTGAATAGAACCTTAGTGCAGGGAGATAATATTAGATTAACTAATTAACTATCTGCTAATTTTTGAAAGTAGGATAGTGCATCATCTTCATCAGAATCAACAGTGGTGGTTGCTGCGGGAGTTGCTACTGCTTGAGTAACTACTTTTTCTGCAACATCAAGACCTTCACTTTCACTCTCTAACTCTTCATCAGGAATGTAACGATTGACTGGCTTTTTGCCAAGGACATACTTCAAACGCTTCTCAAGATCATCATATGACTTGAACTGGTCTGGAGCAGTGATCGCAGTAAGTGAATACTGTCTCTTCCATAATGCTTCAAGAGCATCATC